AACATCAATAAGGCTACAACTTGTTCTATCATATTAGTTTCCGTTTTTGTATACTATTTCTCTATCAGCGTCTTTTAATTTTTCGATTGATTCTTGTGCTTTTTCCATTTGCTCTTTAAGGAACTCTATGTTGACTTTATTGTTAGCCATGTCATCAAGATGTTTCTGCATTCTGTCAACACTCTTGTATAAATCCTCAATCAACATAAATTGTTCAATGTCTTGTGAACTTTGACCTAATTCCCCTCTTGGATATCTAATTCTAAAATCCGTATTTTTAGTAACTTCATTGTGCAATCTTTCATCCTCTGCACTCATATCTTTCTCCAAAAGTACTGATTGTGTCTCTAATTTATTCAGTCTTTCGATAACACCAAAGTATGCCCATACACCAACTGCCACTGCTGATACAATGGCTATTAGGTTTTTCATTGGCATACTAATTGCCGTTTGATCGCTTAAATCTAGTCTTTTCATTATGTACGTATTTATCTATTTGGGGTGTATGCCACAGTGTCAGACTTATAAACCTTAGTTGAATAACCCAGTGATTCTAGGTATTCCTTGCAGTCTAGTGCTTCATTTCGTTTATTTTCGAACATGATAGTAGGCATATATTTTTTAAAGGTGCTTTCTGCACCTTTGCATACTTGCAATTCAAAATGCTCTACATCAATTTTAACAAAATCAACGTCTGTAAATTTGTAATCATCTAGTCTTTTTAATTGCACATCAAATTGTTTAATACCAGTGCTATATTTGACAAGACTACCATGTGCGGCTAAATTTAAACCATTGTCAGGCAATTTCAAGATTCGTTTTTCTGTTTTATCACCTAGTCCAACATTATATTTCTCTATTGCTTCGGGTATTAGTTTATATTGTTCAGGGTTTGGTTCGAAAGCAATAACTTTTATAAAGTTTTTTATAAAAGGTGCAGATGTGTCGCCATCTAATGCACCAACGTCTATGTATGTTCGGAAATTTTTAATATAGGGCCATGCCCATTGTCTTATTTTCAAAGCACTCATCTTGCACCATGAAAGATATCTTTTTCATTAATAATTCTAAATCTAAAACCTTTATTTTTACACCATAGTTGTGCGTTTTTCCATTTTGCTCTGTTTACGATAAGTTGACCTTGATTTTGTTTTGATTTTGCTTTTTCTAAAAGTGTTTGATTTTCTGGTTTTATTTCGATTACCTCTGCGTGTTGTTTTCCATTCTTATCTGCGTATGCTATAAAAAAGTCTGGAACGTAAATTGTAAATTTACCAGTAAATGGGTGTCTGTATGGAATACGAATAGATTCACTTGCCCACTTTTGTATGCTTGGACTTTCATCACAGAATCTCATAAAAGCAAATTCCCAACTGCTTCTGTACAAAGGTGTTTTGCCGCCAATGTACTTGTCAGGATTTTTCATATTATATCTTCCCTGAGCAAACTTTGCCATTGTATTAAACCACTATGTTACGTTTTTCTGATAGGTCCGAAGGTGATTCTACTTTGTATCCTAGAGATGATGTGTTGACTCTGTTGTTGTTTAAAACTTCTGTCACGATATAACTTAATTGTGTTCCGTCTAAACCTTTTAATGTATCAAGTAATTCAAACACGTTAACGTTATCTATTTTTGCTTGTTTAAGTATTACTGATGCTGTGCTAATACTTGATGTCCTGTCAAATCCCCTTGATTCGAAATATCCTACAACTGCATCTACTTCTGCTCCTGGGAAAGTTAAATTTTCGTTGAAGTAATTGTCAAAGAACTCTCTTACTGGTTGTTGACTATCGTTTTTTGTTTTAGGTAAGTTTGACATTATAATCTTGTTTTCTGTTTAGCAATAGTAAAGAAATTTTTAATATTACTTGTTGTTCTTCCTATGTAAGTGTTAGGTATACCATATGCAGAATCCGCCGTGCCACCTATTCTACCTATAGCACCTGTCAAAATATTAAAACCTTCTTGCGCCAATCCTTCTTTGTTAAGTTTTTTTGCATTCTTTAATCTGTTTGCTGTTCTAATTAATGAACCTAAAGTTATTCCACCTCTTGAACCTCCGATAGCACTTCCTATATAAGTGTAAGGACCATCGTTTGCACCAAATAAATCTGTAAGTACTCCACCAGTGCCTAATAAACTTGTTGAACCGCCACCGGATAATGAATTAGGTGATGGAGTTCTGTCATAATGTTCTTTTCCAAATCCAGCAGGCGCACCGTTTTGCATAACACGTCCTCTGGAATAAAAAACAGTTTCATATTCTATTATCATCTGGTTAGCCATAGGACCACTTTCCTGATTGTTAAGTGTATCGTGTTGCCATTGTTGTATAAGTGGATTTACAAGTGTGTAACAAGTGTAAGTTTTTCTTGCCATTTGATATATTTGTATACTTGTGAAGAAAGGTTTTCGAATGTCCGCATCTAATCCAAATCTTGGATATCTTTCTCCTGAAAAAATTCTTTCTCTTGCAAATTCTGGATAGGTAGTTTCAGGATCTCCCACAGAGTTTACTTTCCCGTATCTACCATCTTGGAAATAATATCTGTAGTAAGTTTCCCATAATGCACTTGTTACTCCGTAGTTGTCATCATGAAACACAATAGTCACAGGGTCGTAGGCAATACGTGTTTGTAGTTTTCTTTTCTTGTTGTATTGTTGTACTGTTGCCATGTCGACGGTATATTTTGGTAAGTCAACGTTTTTGACTAACATATTCAATTCGCGTTGATGATTTGCTAAAGGTGGATCTGAAATTTGTGCACCTGGATTTATGTTAAAAACAACATGATATAAAAATTTTTGCTTAGGTGCCAGTCTAAAACTGTCATCTACATACAGTCTAGATGCATGGGCAAAATCAGCCAGATTGCCTTTTGGATTCAATGCACCTTTAAGTACGTTGTCTAAAAAACCTTTTAATAAATTTGCCATATACAGTATTTATGTTATGTAAAAATGGTGGGTCACAGAATAAAAAAGGGGCCGTAGCCCCCTTTTAAATTTATAAATGCGAATGAAAATTATGCACCGCCGCCTGTAATTAGAGTGTTTGTTGTTCTACCTACTGCTGTTCCTACTCCTGTACCTTGTGGAGTTTGGATTGCGTTGTCATATCTCAATGATAGCGTTACAGTAACTGGATCGCTAGTACCGTATGCTAACTGATTGTAGTTTGCTGACTCTACGTAGCAACCATACAATTCAAATGTTTCTAAAACGTTTACAACATTGGCACCGTTAGCACCATCTGTAATTTCTATTCTAGTAACAAATTTGTAGTCTGAACCTGATGCCGCCGCACTTTGTTCAAAGAAATCGAATTGTTTCTGTAATTGTTCACCAACTAATTTTTGTACGTTGTTAGACACATCTTCTCTTAAAGTTAATGTTACTGCTTCCCATGTGTGTTTACCAGCAAGATATACTTTAGAATTGTATACGTCGATAGTTGTTGTTTCAAATGATAAATTAGGTCTTGTGATATCTACTACTTGTTTTGTTAACTCAGTTGTAGGTGTTGATACACCAAAGTTTTCTAAACTTACTCTAAAACGATATTGTAATTTAGGCATTAACAGACCTTGATTAGAAGCACTTTGGCTACTATTCAATGGAACTGTAAGTTTTGATAGTGTAGATATACTCATTTGTTTCTCCTATAATATTTATCTTATTATAATCCTGCTATTTCGCCAGTATTTTTCAATCTTAACGGTATGTAGATGAACTCAACTGCTTTGACTGGTTCAATAGCAATATCTAAGTACAACTCGTTTCTGTCTATTCTTGTAGGTGTGTTGTTTGATTCGTCACACACTACTAGGAAGTCAAAAATTGCTCTGTTACCTACAAGTTCTAATAATAAACTTTCTGCTTGTGCCTTGATTTCATCTCTTGTGATTTTATCATTTGGCTCAAACACAAATGGTCTTGCAAGTTTGTTCAATTGACTTCTTAGGTAAATTACTAATCTTGATACGTTAATTCTATCTAAAGAACTTGTACCAGCAAATCTAGTTTTTTGTCCGTAGTTGACTAAACCTGCACCTGTAATAAACGTAATTGGGTTAACTTTGTTTGTGTATAAAGTGTCTCTTTGACCTTCGTTCAATGCTGTTGAAACAAATTCACCTTCTGCGTTGATGTAACCTGTTGAACTTGCATTTGTAATACCACCTCTTCTTGTTCCTGCTGGAGCAAACCATGGGAAAGAAACTTGATCGCTTAATGCAATAGTTCTTAACATCATGTGTGATGCTGGTACAACAATGTTGTTTCCAAAGTTGTCACTTGTTAATCCTGATGGATAAAATACACCTAAGTATGAGTTAGTTGTAACTAAACCGTTGTCGTTGTCCTCAACTGCTTGGTTTACGTTTGTTGCCCAGTTGGCTAAAGAAGTTGCATCAGGTGTCAATCTCATTGGTGAGTCACCAATTATGAACGCTGATAATCCTCTGTCGCTGTTTAATGAAACCATTTCACCAATCAACTCTGGATAACCTGGAGTTGCCATTACGTTGAATATTCTTGATTCATCGTCTCTGATATCTTGGTTGCTGTTAACTAATGCTTGTAAGCCTTGTACAACAACTTTTCTTTGTGCTTTTCTTCCGAAAGAACCTGCACCGTTAGCCTGGTTAGCAGATTCAGTTACCCATCTGTGTGGATAATAAGCAGACATACTTGCACCACCTTGTCTTAGGTTAGTTGCTGTTGTGTCAATACTGTTTCTTACAAATTTTTTAACATTGAAACCTGAACGTCTTAAGTTCCATAACAACATTCCTTTTGGATATAATGCTGGATCTGGAGCATCTGGATCTAAGAAGTCACTTGATAATAATTCTGCAATAGTGCCTGATGGAGCAACTGTTGAAGTTCCACCTGAAGTTCCAAATCTTGCATCAGCAAACAATATTCCGTTTTCTGTTGTTTGATCTGAATTGTCTACTTCTTCCCATTTTAGACTGTTTGCATTCCATCTGTAGATGTCTGCATATTCTTCTAAATTTGCTGTGCTTATCCATAGGTCATTTTCAACAAGTGCTGTTCCATCTGATTGTGTAGTTGGAGCAGTTGCAGAAACTTGTGGACCTGCTGGATCTGTACTTGCATAAACGTTAGTGTAACCGTTCCATGTCGTACCGTTGTGTACCATGATGTCAACTTCGTCAACAACCGAACTGTACCATAATTGTCCGTTTGTAGTTAATGAAGTTACTGCGTTTGCACTTGCAGTATAACTTAACACTTTCCAGTTACTTGCTCTGAATTGTTTTGGATTTGTTGCGGCAGTTGTTCCTGGCTCAAATCCTAAATTTGTTGAAGTGTTTGTTAAACCAATTGCTTCAATTAAACCGTTTGTATCAGTAATTTTAAATTCACCACCATCATTGTGTTCTATTACAACTCTGTTTTGTGAATCAACACTTGCTACAATGTTTGTAAATCCTGCACCGTTGATACCACCTGCAATAACGTCAGCATCTGCGGCATTATTGTTTGTTGTAACCGTTACAGTGATTCCACTGTTTAATGCTTCTTGACCTACAATTGATTCTGCAATCGTAAATGATTTACTACCAGCACCTTGACCTGTTGCAACCGCTGATGATGTGATTGTTGTGTTACCTGCATTTTCTCTTCTTTGTATAATGAAATCTATTTCAGTTGTTCCGTTACCTGAATTTACATAAAGGTCTCCAACTGCAATATTTCTTCCGCCACCTGATCTATCTAAATTGTATAATGCACTTTCGTTTGAAGCGTAGATAGGTGAACTTACAGTTTCCCAAAGTTTTGTTGTGCCGTTGAATTTTTTAACACTCCATTTAGCACCTAGGTTCGGATCAGTTGTTTTGAACCATAATGAACCTGTTGGTCTTGGATTAGCGTCACTTGATTTGAACGCTGGTACTGAAGTGTGTGCCGCTACTTCTACTGCTGGCACATAGTAAATTCCTGCTGTGATTCCTAAAGCAGTCGCGATAGTCATTGTACCATCTGCTATTTGTACTTTGTTATCGTTTGAACCGTTGTAATGAATGTCTAATTTTCCACCATTTGCTCTTGCAGATAAACCTGAAACACCAGCACCGCTGATATCACTTGCTATATCTGTAACTGTTGTACCACTTGCTGTGATTGTAGTAGTCACACCATTTATTGTAATTCCGAAGTTTTGACCACCTGTGATAGTACCTGGAGTACCACCTGCTATTGTTGGACTTGATGCAACCCAAGCCGCTGAACCTACTGCAACCCAACTTCCATCGTATTGTTTGTAGTATACGTCATTGTTTGTATCTGTAGCCGTAATCGCATAGTCACCAATTGAACCAACTGAAGTTTTTGGTGCACTTCCTAGTCCTGATGATAATTGTGTAGTTGATGTGATTACTGTTGGAATTTTGTTTGTGAATGATTGACCACCTGTTACAGTTGCCGCTGATCCGTTCCATTGGAATATACCAAATCTTGAACTTGCGGTGTCGAACCAATAAG